AAAAAGTAAAAACAAAGTTCAAAGGTTTTGATGCTCGTGTAATTCAGCATGAGTTTGACCATTTGAACGGAATATTAATTATAGACAAAGGAAAAGTATATAGACCGTGACAGTAGAAGAATTACTCGCAGAAGAAAGAATACCATTTAAAGTTTCACCAGCAGACTTTATTGTGTCGTGTTTAAATCCTGAACATGACGACAGTAATCCAAGTATGAGAATTGATAAGATTACTGGTATATTCAACTGTTTTTCCTGTGGTTTCAAAGGAAATATATTCAAACTTTATGACAAACCAAGTAACTTTCTTGATATAAAAAGAGAGAAATTACGACAAAGAATAGAAGAAAAAAGGTCGGCTTCTGTAGGATTAAAAATGCCTACAGATATTATGCCGTATCTAGGAAATGAAAGAAATATAAAACCAGACACTTATAAAAAGTTTGAAGCATTTATGTCAAGTCGCTCTCCATTTGGAGATAGAATTGTATTTCCAATTCGTGACATTACAGGAAAAATCGTTGCCTTTAATGGCAGACTGAGGCAGAACTCACATATAAAAGATCAGCCAAAGTATGTCATACATCCTCCCAAAGCGATTATGCCCATGTATCCCACTAATATTACTCCCATCAAAGGTAGAGTGATATTAGTGGAGGGCATTTATGATGTAGTTAATTTGCACGATAAAGGATTAACAAATGCTCTGTGTTCGTTTGGAATATCAAATATAACACCAGAGAAATTATTACTGCTCAAAATGAAAGGTATAGAACAGATAGATATTCTGTTTGACCCCGATGATGCAGGACAAGCTGCCGTAGAGAAAGTTCAAGAACTCTGCGATAAAGTAGAAATTAAACACTACCATGTAAGAATTCCACCAGAGTATGGAGATGCTGGAGAACTAAACGAGAATACAGTATTAAAACTCAAGGAGAATCTGTATGGCTAAGTATAATTATACTGACCATCACTATGATTGGATGTGGGAATGTCATGAGAAAGGAATGACATATGGAGAAGTTTTAAAGAACTGGCCATTTGAAGATATGATTCCGAGTAGAGATTCCATAAGAAGAAGATATCCAAATATGCAACATTTTGGATTAGAGGCAGCAAAAAACAATTTACGCAAGTTATCAAATAAAAGATGGACAGAAGAAGAAAGAAAAGAACTTGCACTTGCATATCATCTTTGCGAAGGTAGTATGGAAGAAATAGTAAAACTCTGTAAGGAAATAGAGTTTGAAAGAAGTCCAAATGCAATAATAGATGAAATACAACTCATGCAGGCAGAAGATAAATTGCCCCGCTTTGAAAGTAACAATTCTGCACAAAGTAGAAACAAAGATTGGACAGAAGATTTTTTAAAGTGCGGACTAAAAATTATAGGAAATTCTTTTGGTGGTGCATATAAAACATACGAAGTAGAATGTTTAGCATTTGGGCATAAAAGTAAAAAGAAAGCACTGGAAACTTATAGTGATGTAGGATGTGGTTTCTGCTCCGCTGCGGGCAAAGTATCATTAGAAACCTTGAGAAACACTCCCGAAGGAAAGTTACCTTGTGTAGTATACTTTGTAGAATTTGAAGATGGAGTAGTCAAAGTAGGACACTCGGTATATGGTGCAGTCACTAGAGGAAAAGGTTGGCCACCTTTTAAAATACTAAAAGAAATACATACAACAACTTTTCATGCTAGAAGAATAGAAACAACTGCACATCATGACTTTGAAAGAATAGAGTTGTATAAGCCAATAGCTGGAAACGGAGGGAAAGAATGTTTCCAACCAATTTATAAACAATCAATTTTAAAATACTTAGAAGAGGAGGAAAGGAATTTACCCGAAGATGCAAAAAATATTACTTGACAAAAGGTTAAAATTCCTGTATAATATATATTATGAAAGTAGCAATAGTAGAATCAAAACCAAGCAGAAATAAATACTTTGAATTGTTTAACAACAAATTTCAATTTGAACAGTATGCACTCTGCTCTAATCCACAAATAAAGAAAGTATTAAAACGAGATGTGGATATAGTTTTTAATCCAGATGATTATGACTGGGTTATTCTAGTGGGTTCAGAACCACTAAAATTTTATACAAAAATTAATTCAATCACCGAGTATAGTGGTAGAGTTGTTGATGATAAATTTTTACCAGTCATCAATCCTGCTATGCTCACATTCAAACCTGAAGCTAAAAATACTTGGGAAGAGTCCAGAGATAACATAATTAAGTTTATATCTGGCGAACTCAAGCAGGAAAAGCTCGGAGAAGAATCACTACTTGCAATCACAGAAAGTGAAGAATTGCATAAATTTTTACAAGATGCAATCGACCACTCATATGATTATGTAGCACTTGACTCTGAGACTACAAGTTTATATCCTCGTGATGGACATATGCTTGGTATTTCACTAGCTTATCAAGAAAATCATGGTGCATACATTAGTACAGATTGTATTGATGAAAAAGCAGAAACAATGCTTCAGGAATTATTTAATAAAAAGAGAGTAATTTTTCACAACAGTAAGTTTGATATTGCTTTCTTTAGGTATCACTTTGGTTTCAAGTTTCCACAATTTGAAGATACAATGTTGATGCACTACATGATAGACGAGAATCCAGGCACTCACGGCCTAAAACAACTCGCACTTAAGTTCACTCCATTCGGTGACTATGAGAAGTCAATGTATGAATGGATAGATAATTATCGTAAACGTAACGGTTTACTGAAAGATGATTTCAGTTGGGATATGATTCCTTTTGATATTATGAAAGATTACGCAGCTTATGACGCAATTTGTACATTTCTTATCTATCAGAAATTTGCTCCTTGGTTTGAGAAGAATGAAAAATGTAATAATGTTTATCGTAACATTCTTCTTCCTGCCACAGAGTTTCTTCTTGATGTAGAGAGTAATGGTGTTCCTTTCGACAGGGAACGTTTACAGAAATCCTCGGTGCTGATGCAAGAAGATATTGACAAGGCAGTTGCTTCACTTTATGAATTTACAGAAGTAAAAACATTTGAAGCAGCCCAAGGAAAAGATTTCAACCCGAACAGCACAATGCAGCTTCGTTCTTTACTTTTTGATTACATAGGTCTGAGACCTACTGGAAAGAAAACAGGTACTGGAGCTGACTCAACTGACGCAGAAGTTCTAAAGCAATTAGCAGAAGAACACGAAGTTCCAAAACTAATTCTTGATATTCGTCAGAAAGTAAAAATTAAGTCAACTTACCTTGACAAGATACTTCCTGCTCTTGACCGTGACGAGCGACTCAGAACTGGGTTCAATCTACATGGAACAACTAGTGGTAGGTTATCAAGTAGTGGTAAGATGAATATGCAACAGATTCCTCGTGACAATCCAATCGTTAAAGGTTGTATTCGAGCAAAAGAAGGAAAACAAATCGTTGCAATGGACTTGACTACAGCGGAGGTGTATTGTGCTGCGGTTTTAGCAGATGATAAAGCACTTATGAAAGTATTCCAAGATGGTGGAAACTTTCACTCTAACATTGCAAAAATAGTGTTTAACTTACCTTGTGATGTAGAAGAAGTTACTCAATATTATTCTACTGAAAGGCAAATGGCAAAAGCTGTTACATTCGGTATAATGTATGGGGCTGGCCCGAAAAAGATTAGTGAACAAGTCACAAAAGATTCAGGAAAGTATTTTAGTACAACTGAAGCTAAAGAAGTAATTGATGATTACTTTCGACAGTTTCACGGCTTAAAAAGATGGTTAGACAATAGTAAAAAGTTAATCGAAAAACAAGGATTTATTTACAGTTTCTTTGGCAGAAAAAGAAGATTACCAAACGTAAAGTCAACTGACAGAGCAATCGCTGCTCATGAAGTTCGCTCTGGTATTAATTCTCTTGTTCAATCTGTAGCATCTGATGTTAACCTTATGGGTGCTGTTGATGCACATAGAGAAATATGTGAAAGAGGTTATGAAAAGAATATGAAGATATTTGCTTTAGTTCATGACTCAATTCTTGCAGAAGTAGATGATGATTACATTCAAGAGTATCAAAATATACTATTGAAGAATGTTCAAAAAGATAGAGGACTATCAATCCCAGGCTGTCCAATCGGCTGTGATTTTGAAATCGGAAATGATTACAGTATGGGTAAATTTGAGGCAAAGTATGAAACTGTGGAATGAGTGGTGCGTTCCTGATACTGAAACCATGATTGGTGATATAGTAATGGAATGGAAAAATAAAAGTGCCCTTGTTATAAATAAATGTAAGAAGAAAGAGATAGTTGTTCAAGCGGGTGGCCATGTAGGAATATTTCCTATTGGACTTAGCAAACACTTTCGACAAGTAATTACATTTGAAGCAGTGCCTACAAATTTTGAATGTCTAGTAGAAAATATACAGGAACGTGATTTACATAATATAGATTACTACTCAGTAGGCTTAGGCAGAGAAAGAGGAAGTGCAAATATATCTGCTACAAAACAGGGAAACTCAGGAGCAACACAAATTGTTCCTACAGATATGGGCGACATAACTCTGACTACGATAGATGATTTAAATTTAGTTGATTTAGATTTATTGTGGTTAGATATTGAAGGAATGGAAGTAGATGCACTTGAAGGCGCAAGAAACACTATAAGAAAGTTTCAACCAATTATTGTACTCGAAAACAATGGTTTAATTTTTGCAAAAGAATTTAGACCCGATGGGGAAGAAGAACTTAGAGAGTACATGAAAGAAAACTTTGATTATACCTTGCAGGACAGACTCATGAGAGATGACATCTATGCGCCTCGAGGATATTAAGTTTCCCATTTTCGTTCTACATAGTGACGAAATCGAGGTTCGTGATGGACTTTTATTTTGTGATACACAAATAGTAGACGATAAAAATATGAAAGGCAAAACTCTCGGACAGAGAAGATTGCAAACCCCACACAAAAATATTTATCCCCTGCGCTTCATGATTGAGAATATTCGAGGTCTAGTAAAGCACAGGGGTAAATTTTTTATAGACTCACAGGGAAAGTTTTTTCGGTATATCAAGAATATGAAAATCGATATTAAATACAAGAAAGTACGAAAAGTAGAAAAGAAAGAAGTAGCAACTTTGATATGGGTTGAGGGAATACCTTTTCCATTTGAGGAAAAGCGACCTAATACTTCACCTTATGTTGGTATCGCGTATGTTCAGAACAGACCCTCTTTCATTTACGATTTTGTAGCTGAAAAGAGAAAGGACACTTGGCGTAAAATATGAAAGCAGTTCTCAGTAATCGCATATTCATGGAAGTTAGTAATGAGTTACAGTCGAAAATCGACGAAGAACTTACTTATGCCATACCCCCAAGAAATCCACTTGACCCGCCATTCATTATAAAGAATATGGGAATTGTTCGGAAAGGGTTAGTGACATTACCTATCGGAAGAACGGATTTAATACCAGAGGACTACGAGATAGTCGATAAGCGTGTTGACTCACCAATTGAAGGTTTTGACTTTAAGTTTACTTTACGACCTTCGCAACAGTCGGTATATGATGATGTCAATGACAGTTGTATAGTAAACGCTTGGGTAAGCTGGGGTAAAACTTTTACTGCGTTAGCTATCGCAAATAAGTTAAAACAGAAAACGCTTATAGTTACACATACATTAGCATTACGAGCGCAGTGGGAAAAAGAAGTGAAAAAAGTATTTGGAGTTGTGCCTGGAATCATAGGCAGCGGTCAGTTTGATATTGACCATTCTTTTGTAATAGGAAATGTTCAAACTCTTTATCGTAGAATAAATTCAATCAAAGATGTTTTTGGAACAATTATACTCGACGAAATGCATCACGTATCTAGTCCCACATTTACTCGTATTGTTGATGCTAGTAAAGCAAGATATAAAATTGGTTTAACTGGCACAATGGAAAGAAAAGATGGTAGGCATGTTATATTTAGAGATTACTTTAGTACTACAGTATACAAACCACCAAAAGAAAACTACTTAGTACCCAAAGTACATATTGTAAAGTCAGGAGTACGTTTTCCAGATGGAGCAAATACTCCTTGGGCAAGTAGAATAAATGCTATAGCGTATAACTGGGAATACCAAAATATGATAGCATTGCTTGCAGCAAATTATGCAGCAAAGGGACACAAAGTTCTAGTTGTATCTGATAGAGTTGATTTTCTAAAACAAGGACACAAACTTGTAGGAGAGAACTCTATATGTGTTACTGGGGAGATCCCACATGAACAACGTCCTGCAATGATAAAAGAACTATTTAATGATAAAGATATACTTTTTGGAACTCAAAGTATATTTTCTGAAGGAATATCTTTAGATTGTTTAAGTTGTATAATTTTAGCAACACCTATAAATAATGAGCCTTTACTCACTCAGCTTGTTGGTCGTATAATTAGAATATATGAGGATAAACCTCAACCAATTATAGTTGATATACACTTAGTCGGTAATACAGCTAGACGACAGGCTAATGCGAGAATGGGATACTACATGAAACAAGGTTACGAAGTTGAAACGATATGAGCATCGAAAAATACTTCTTGACATAAGGTTAAATTTTTGATATAATGATACTCTATAATTGGAAAAAGATAAAAAGAGAAAGCAAAGGAAAAGTTGGTGACATAGTAACCATCCTTTACATCTTAACTTATCGAAAAGAACCTCCAATTAATAGAAAGGATAGACGATTCAAGTTTTGGACAAAAAGCTTTCATGGAGATAGTTTTTTAGTGAATCCTGAGCCGTTATTTATTCAAAGAAACAGATATTCAGATACTGAGATTGCACAGTATGCAGGTATCGCTTCACTGCGCAATCATTTTGACTATCGAAGTAAAAAAGATACCACACTGGACTTCCTGCACTATACTGGTAAGGAAGATATAATAACAAATAATAGACTACTTTGGATTGAAGATGATAGAATACATTTTAAATTTGAAGAAGTCACTAATGGAGAATTAGAATGGCATTAACATTTAATAAATTAAAGGGCGAAGCCCAAAAAGGAAAAATCGAATCCTACACTTATGTAGAAGGCGATAACAAAGTTCGTATGGTTGGTGATGTATGCGCAAGATATGTTTACTGGCTAAAAGGCGAAAATGACAAGAATGTTCCTTTCGAGTGTCTATCTTTTGACAGAGAGAAAGAAGCATTTACTAATCTTGAAAAAGATTGGGTAAGAGAGTACTACCCAGATCAAAAA